GCTAAAATATATAACACTGAGAGAGCGCAATTAGGTTATAAAGATTTTCAAAAAGAAATGAAGGAAGTCTTAGAAGCTAAAGGAGTTACTAAAAAAGAATTAGAAGAGTTAGATCAAGGTGTTGAATTTGTATTGTCAGAATCAGCAGTAAAAAAAGTAAACGCAGCCTTTTTAGATATTATACAAGATTCTGGTATATCTTATAACCCCAATAAAGCAATATCAGTTATGGTAGAAGATGTTTTAGCTAATCAACCTAAAGGATTTAATGCTACTGACTTTGTAAAAATAATGGATTCTCATGGTGTTAGCAATATAGAAATGTTAGGTGTGATGATGGGTGAAACATTATCAAAAGCCTATAGAGGCACAGTATATAAGTCTGCATCTACATTAGGTAAGTTAAGTGGATTAAGTAAAAAAGCGAGAAAACTAGCTATAGAAAAAGAGTTAGATGTAACTTTTGGAGGAAACTTTCAAAAACTTACAGGTGGAATGCGTACAGAAGCTCAGTTTAGAGGCATAAAAGACGGTAGACAATATGCCGAAGAGGTATTGGGAACAACTGAACTTAGTAAGGAAACAGAAGCGTATTACACTGCTTTACTTGCAGAACGAAACAATATAGATAAAATGATTAAATTGCATGGGCCTACTGCACATAGAGGTGATCAGTGGAACAGAATGATTAGATTGGGTATGATTGCCCAACCTGCAACAACTATCCGTAATGTTATGGGCGGTTTAATTAGATCTCCAATGGATGCTACCACAAGAACTTTTGATAACATAATAACAATGGGTATGGCAAAAATTACAGGAAATACTATTCGTCCTGTTAATCTTTCTGACGGATTTGAGCATCTAACTTCTTTGTTATCTCCTCAAGAGTATAATGAAATGGCTAAGTTAATAATGTCTAAAAAACCTTTAGCTGCTGAGTTAATAAAAGGTCCAGAAGGTTACTTGCAAACTGCTAAGATAGCTCAGACTATGAACGGAGATAAAGGTGGATTTGTAAATAAAGTACTAGGATATGGATTTGATCCTCTAGAACGTGGTCTAATTCATGCAAACGTACTAAATAGTGTACAAGACAAATACATGAAGTCTCAATCTTTTATAGTAGGATTAAGACAATCTATGCTAAGAGAAAATTTAGATCTTGATGATTTTATAAGGACAGGTAAAATAAAAGATATTGATGATCGTTTTATAGCAGACGGTATGCAATGGGCTATGGAATATAACTACCAAGCTAATATCAGAGGCGATAATGCTTTGACTAGATTTGCTATAGAAACAATAAACAAACTATCTAATGTTCCCTATGTAGGATCTGCACTAGCACCGTTTCCTAAGTTTATGATAAATAGTATGAAGTTTATGTATGAACATTCTCCTGTAGGTTTGCCTGAAGCTATATCGAAAACAGCAAGAGGTTTTGGAAAAGAAGGTAATCAGTTTTTACAACAAGAAGGAATAAAAGCTCTTAGTAGACAGGCAAGTGGAGCATCTTTATTGTTAATGGCATATGCTATAAGAACATCTGAACTTGGTGGTGATCTTTGGCATGACCTGATGGATGATACAAATAATACACAAGATGTAGGTACTTGGTATCCTCTAGCTCCTGCTTTATGGATTGCTGATGGTATAGTTCAATTTGGCGAGCAACTAGATGGAAAAAGCAACATGGGAGATTTTAAAGAGGCTTGGCTTTTAGACACCATGAAAGCACTAGGTGGACCCTCTAGTAGATCTGGAATATGGAAAGAGATTGATAAAAATTTTCTAGAAGGTATTATATCTGGAGATGCTAATAGTAAAGACGAATTACTAAATGGTATGGGTAGAGCTATGGGAACTATATTTGGTGCGTTAGCTACACCACTAAAGTTAGGCTCTGATATGCTAGCAGAAACAAATGCTTTTGGATTTGATGATATGGCTAGAGTACTACACGATGCTAGAAGTAGCCAAGGATTTAAAGATAATTTTTTAGATGCAATTTTTAAAAATGTTCCTATGGGATACTCAATGTTAAAAAGCCCTTATAGTGGAATAAAGAGACAGAAAGATGGCACATACTTGGTTGAAGAAAACATAGAGTATTCAAGAGATATAAAAACAGGACAAACAACCGTACCAAGAATTAGATATTCTGTTCTTAATCCAGAGCCTCTAACTAATGTTTCTCCTATGGGAAAACAATTTGCTGGTACATTTAGAAAAAGAAGAAGAAATAAGGTAGAAAAAGAGTTTGAAAGACTAGGACTTGCAGAATGGAGATTGTTTAAAAGATCAAATATACCTGAGTACGATAATAAGTTAGCAGAGCTAACAGGAGTTTTTGCTCAAAGATTATTACAGGATCATATGACAACTGATAAATATTTGAATCAAAATGATTCTGGTAAAAGAGAGTCAATTAAAGGAGCATTAAGCGACGGAAAAAATATGGTTGCACTATCCTTTAATTCTCTTTTTCATTTAGGAATGTTAGGTACACTAGATAAACAAAAGAAAAGACCTAGAAATGATGGTGTAAGATGGATGCAAAAAAATGGAGTTCTTCCTAATTTTGAAAATGAAAGAGCAGAGTTTATAAGTAACTTTGAATTTACAAAAGATGAAACTGAGTTACTAGTAAATCTAACTAAAATATTTAGTTCTAAAAATGCTATGAGATAAATGGAGTATGACATAATGCAATCACTGGACAGTATATCACTGGACCTTACCAATGCTCTAGTACCACTAATGGCAATATTCCTTAGTTTAGGACTAGGTTTCTTTATTAAGGATCTAATAACAAATTTTATTACAGGTATTAGATTTAAGTTTGATGGTAGTTTTAATGAAGGTGACAAATGCATAATAGATGGTGATCGGGCTGTACTAGTTAAAGTAGGTATATATGAAAGCGTATTTGCTATAACTAATGGTCGAGGTCATGTGTGGAGATTTGTTCCAAATGAGAGAATTAAATATCTCAAAATAGAAAAGATAATAGAGGAGCCTAAAAAATGATTACTCTAATAGGATCATTAATTGGTTTTGCTGGATCTGCGTTACCTAAAGTATTTGATATGGTAAATGACTGGCAAGATCGAAAACAAGAACTAGCCATAATGGACAGACAAATTGAAGCATCTAAACTAGAACACGTTCAGAAAATAGAAGCTCTAAATATTGAAGCAGATATAAGTGAAACAAAAGCAATATATAAACATGATCAGTCATTAAAGACTACAGGTTTTATGTCTGCTCTGAGAGCTTCTGTACGTCCCGTAATAACATATCTATTCTTCACTCTTTTTGCCGTAATAAAAGGAGTTGCTATATGGGGATTAATTCATACGGATGGAGTTGTTTGGGAAATGGCAGTACAAACTTTATGGGATGAAGAAACTCAAGGCATTTTTGCAGCTATTGTATCTTTCTGGTTTGGAAGTAGAGCATTACAGAGATCTAGGAGTAGCTCGTAATGGCGATTAAAAAGGGAAAGGAAACATTCTCTGGATATAACAAACCTAAAAGAACACCAAATCATCCTAAGAAAAGTCATGCTGTATTAGCTAAGGTAGACGGTAAAGAAAAACTAATACGGTTTGGTCAACAAGGCGTAACGACTGCGGGTAAACCTAAGACAGGGGAATCGGCAAAGCAGAAAGCTAGAAGAAAATCGTTCAAAGCTAGACATGGTAAGAACATTGCAAAAGGTAAAATGTCAGCGGCATATTGGGCGAACAAAGTAAAATGGTAGTTAGCTACGTTACTAGAAGTAGAGGAGTTATATAATGACCGGAAAAATATTCGACTCAACAGGATCACTAATTATTGAATCTACTTGCGATAGTTGTATTGAATGCGGCTGTAATCCTGAAGTATGTAAGTGTGATTGCCACACGAAAAAGGTAAGTTCAGTGCGTCCTGATTTGCATTTATCTTTTTGGAAAGATCGGGGATAAAACAAATGCTAACTATTACTGATGAAGCAAAGAATTATCTATATGAGATAACAAAAGAAAATAATAGAGAGTATATAGCTTTTGGTGTTAAGGGTGGAGGATGCTCTGGATTTTCTTATATCTGGGACTTCTCATATGGACCTTGCAAAAACGACGAGCTAATTGAATTAGGAGAAGGAGTATCTCTTATACTTGATGGTATGAGTGTGATGTATACTCTAGGTAGTAAAATAGATTATGTGAGAGAGCTAGGGGGTACATATTTAAAAGTATCTAATCCTCTAGCTTCTTCTCAATGCGGTTGTGGTGAATCGTTTTCAGTGGGAGGATAAGTTAATGAAGGGTGTAAAACACTATTTTAAAAATGGTAAGGAACATAAGGGAAGCACACATAAAATGCCTAACGGTTCAACTCATAGTGGTAAAACACATAATAAGAATAGTAAGCCTGTAGTGCATCTTAAAGACTTATCTAAAACTATACAATCTAAACTAAAGAAAGGTAAATAGTAGTATGTCGTTATATGATAATATGAATAAAAGAAAGAAGTTAGGTACTTCTCGTAGTAAAAATAAAAGTACTATAACTAAAGAAGCCTATGCCAATATGAAAGCAGGGTTTCCTAAAAAGCGCAAAGCAACGAAACCTAAAGCATGAGAAACATGACTGAAGAAGGATTAGACCTTATTAAATTGTACGAAGGTTATTCTTCTTCGGCGTACCTTTGTCCAGCAGCCCATTGGACTATTGGCTATGGAGCCATATGGGGTTTGGATGGTAAAAGAGTTACAGAGGATCATCCAGATATAAGCACTGAACAAGCTAGTCAATTACTTAAAAGAGATGTAAGAAAATCTCAAGTGGCAGTACTACGACAAATAAAAGTGCCTCTGGAAGATGGACAATTTGATTCGCTTTGTTCATTCGTATTTAATTTGGGTAGTGGTTCCTTACAGAGTAGCACTCTAAAACGTAAAATAAATAGAGGAGACTACCTTGGAGCAGCAGATGAGTTCCCTCGCTGGGTATTTGCTGGAGGAAGAAAGCTAAGAGGACTAGTTAAGAGAAGAAGTCATGAAAGAGAAATGTTTTTGTCTTAAAAGATGAAACTTAAAAAAAAAGACCCTCTCAGAGAACTGAGAAAGGCCTATTGTAGCACTGCTAGGTAGGTAGTGTCCAGATTATACTAACATCTTCTCTAAGGTATCTTAAAATAGCTCTCGTAAAGTTTGCCTTATAATCACCACTTATTTTTAAATATATCCTTTTCTTGTATCCTCTCTCCTGTTGTACCAGAATCAACTATACATAATTGGTTGGGATGAGTTGGATATACTAGGGCGGCTGTCCAAGTACCTGTATTTTCGTTAAGATAGATAAATGTTAAATGACCAATTCTGGAAAGCCCTCTAAAAATTATAGCTTCTTTATGAACGCTTTGAATAAACTTAGTTGCATCTTTAAGATACTTGCAACCAGCCTTGAGTTTTTCTTGACCCTTCGATTCTGAAACATTGAATGTAAATAAACATAAAGCAATTAGACCTCCTAAAATAATTATATTCTTTAAACTAAAATAACTTCTTGATCTACGCATTTAATTCTCCTTTTTAGTTTTAAGTAATGCTACCCAACTTTTAGGAAATAGAGGTTCTATTATCTCGTCCCATTTAATTGCTAGATCTTTTATTTCCTTTTGTGCTGTGGAACTAGTTCGTAGCAAATACGCCCTAGACCATGCTTGAAGAGATCCTGTAACATAATACTCAGTGTACATTGATTGTGGTAAAACCATTCTGGCTTGTTCGGGACAAACACCTAATCTCAGTAAATGTTGATACGTCCATAAGGCTTTATCTACTGATTGTTTATACTCATCTATCATAAGGCTTGTAGGATTTATATTCACAGAGTTATCTGAGGAACCCTGTTTCTTATCACTAGCTTGTTCTCTCCAATCATCAGGCATATAAAATTCAGGTTTATCATCAACGTATCTTCTGCTGATTTCATTATAACTAAATCCTATACAATGTTTAAATCTTTGCCTTGCTACAAATAGGGGGACTTTCTCTTTCATAGTAATCATGCAATGGGTAAAGGGAGTGAAGTGATTGTATCTAGCTAGAAAATTAATAAGTTTTTCATCTTTAGCTTTAAGCATTACCCCCATCTGCATAACATCAAAAGAAGATTCTTTATTAAAACTAACCCTAGCAGCATTTGCTACAGTCAAGTCAGTACCCATAGAGTCTACTAAAGTTACTTCAGTCATACTAAAAACACCTGTTTCAAATGAGTTTCTAAATATTTAATAGCTCTTTTTAATGTATCTATATCGTCATCTAATCCTCCCAATGCTCTGTTGCATTTATGACACAACCAACCTCTAAATGTTCCTGTATCATGGCAATGATCTAGAACCCAAGGAGTATTAGATGTAGCAGGACCACTTCTTAATACTTTATCTATTCCTTTATCACAAATAGGGCAATTATGTCCACTTATAGGTAGAGGAGTAGTTTCTTTTAACTTTTTTCTGGCTATGTATAATTTACCAGAACATTTCTTACATTCTGATCTTAGATAATTTCCTCCTGATGCGTTTGTGTAGGAAGAGAAGGGTAAATAAGTATCGCACTTGGCACAAATTTTACCTTCTGAGTCAGTAACTAAATCACCATGTTCTTCAAAGAAGTTAAGTTGCATACCTTTGTATCCTTTTTAAATTCATAAAATAGCCTTTGTCATAACCTCTTTCCCACTCTTTATTGCGAGAAGTATTGCGACCATAAGGGTTAGAGAGGTTCGCTATGAACCCCTCCATACCTTCTTTATGAACTTTCTTTAAAGGATAAAAATCACCACTAAAAAATCTCTTTTTCTTAAACACCACACACACCTCCAGATCCACTTATTTCACAAATATCATGTGTCTCAACGTGTTCGTCAAATTCAGTGCCTAATTTATCTACGGCTTCTTTATAAGGTACTTTGGTAAGAGGTTGTCCTCCTCTACTACCATCAGGATATGCTGTAAATCCTCGTAATCTATGAGCATAAGAAGCTAAGACATCAGTAAACTCATCTACCTTATCCTCATTATTAAATTTACTTCCCCAAGCAGGTAAATTAATTGTAGAACTAATTGACATATCTACATAGTCTTGAACATCAGCTTGGAATTTAATCCTTCTTTCAAAATCTTCCGAAAGATCTAAAGCAGATTCAATTGTATCTGGATCAGAGTCATAGACAGAAATTAACTCTTGGGCGGCAGCATCTACAACGTATTGATACTTCCACTTAGTACTTCCAGTTAAATATCTACGTTTATACGCAACAGCAAATATAGGTTCTATGCCAGAAGAAGCACCAGCAAGAATGCTAATAGAGCCAGTTGGAGCGATAGCACGATTCGCCACTGGCCTAGATATGGATAACTCGTCTGCAAATTCTCTAGAAACCTTATCGCTGACTCCTTTATAAACTGCCAACCATCTGTGAAGATCTGGGGTAACTTCATATCTTTCTCCTCTTTTGATAAGCCATTCGTGCATACCCATAAGACCTAAGCCTAATCTACGATTTTTAGCCCTAGTCTCATGCACCTTAGCATAAGGTAACTCTGCTCTAAGAGTACCACATAATAAAAACTTAGTACCTAATTCTACTATACGAGCTAGTTCTGTTAAGGATTCAATACGGCCAAAATTGATACTCCCCAGATTACACACATCACTGTCGTCAGCACTGCATACTTCAGTGCAAGCATTTCGCAAAGTCTCATTTTCATTCTCCATAAAATTAAAGCTAAATCCCGGCTCTCCATTTTTTAGAGCCTGTTTAACATTTTTCTTAAACACTTCTCCCACTTCCCCAGTTTTCCAATAGTTCATTAACCAATCAGTATCATAATTCACACTAATGTTGGTCATGTCTAAAGGAGCGCGAAAATTAAAGTCCTGTTCCTTAACCTGTTTAAAAGTATATCCGGTACTTCCTACTTGCATTGTATCCCAATTCTTTGCAGCAAGGAAGCTATGCACATCACCATGTTTCCAATTCAATGAGCCGTACATAGCAGATCTGCGTGAACCGCCTTGGATAACATTAGCACCTATGGCATTAATCATTTCTATTTTAGGTATAGGACCGGATGCCTTACCTCCTGAACCAGAAAGTATAGTATCTTTTTCTCTGTAGACACTATAGTCTACCCCAATGCCACCACCTGTCATTAAACATGATTCAGCTTTCCAACTTAGGTTAGCCCAATCTTCTCGCGTATCTTCTTCAGCCCCTAATAGAAAACAATTGTTATAGAAGCGTCTTTCTCTACCAGCGTAATAGATATACCTTCCACCAGGAACAAATTTTAGATCTGTTATATACTGCTGTAACTCTTTCTGTTCTTCTTTACGCATTAAATCATGTTCGTCAGGTCTAAGCGAACCACAAACATCACCAACAATAACATCTGCTAACTTACTCCAAGTTTCACAACCTTCATGTGCATATTTATTTTCAAAAATATCGTCAGCAAAAGAAGTACGAAACATAGGATTCTTATTTGATATGTATCTAGTCATCTATTTCTACCTCTACATTAGTAATTTCAAAATCCTCAAAGTACTCTTCAAGGACGGTTTTAAAGTCTTGTGGTAGAGTATGAAGAAGCCCCTCTATACCGTCAACAGGTATATGATGACTACCCTCCTCTACTTTGACCTTAGCTGTTAAGGTTAAGTTAAACATCAGAAATCTCAGTTTTCATACTTTAGCCCCTTTTCAACTAAGTCAGATAAATCTGGCTTTGGATGGTCCGGGGATTTAACTAACTTACCGTCACCTCTAATAGTGCCGTTTTCTAGTTTTAACATATTATTACTATGTACTCTCAAAAACGCCTCAGGTAAAAACTTTAACTCTTTATACTTTGAAGCAAACCCAAATAGAAGATATAGAACATCACAAAGTTCTTTTAATACTTTTTCTGGCTCTATACTTTTACTCTCTATTTCGTCTATTAATTCGTACACTTCTTCCTCTATTAATTCTTGACAAAGATCTAACCTATTAAAGTTATCTTCACTCTCTTCCGTTAGAATATTACCAAGTTTTTGGAGAGGTACTTTATCATATAATTCTTCTTTTGTCAACCTATTTGTTAAAGTATTTTGAAATTCTTCTAAGCACTCTAAATAATTTGCTTGCAAGTTTAGCTGTGAACCTGTAGTTAAAGTATTTGAAATAGAATTATCAAGTTCTCCATATCTTCCCGTAGTGTATAAAGATAAACTTTCAGTCAAAGATACCATATTATTCTTCCTCTTCTAATTGAGATACTTCGCCACCTAGAGCAGCATAACCGGCTAGATCACACCAGCTATCTAAATGGTACGGAGTTTTTATTAGCCTCGCCATTTTAACCCATGCCATACCTAAAGAAACTTGTTCGGATGTGATTTCTACACCAAACAGTACAGACCATCCTTTAGCTATGTCAGAAAAATTCTTACTCGCATTCCCATACTCTTTATTTCTGTCAAAACTTATTAAAGAGTCAGCTTTAGATAATATTTCTGATCTGTTCATCTCTATTTCCATAGCACTTTCTTCATAAATAATATCTCCATCTAAATCATACAAAATCTTCTCCTTAGGTTCAACCATCGTATACTCCTAATGTTTTGTTGGGGGTGTTTTTTTGTTTATGTAAATGACATTTGAATCTAAAGTTTCATCATCTTTCCTTGGTTCTTCGGTAGCTTCATCGTAATCAACGTAAGAAAAAATACCTTCAAATAGATCCATTATGGAAGATCCAATATCTTGTATTCTTTCATGTTCAGGACCATTCATTAGTTCTTTTGACACAAAATAATCCGTAGATATCTTTACCTCTGATCCGTCATGAGTAACTAATATCATTAGACTACAATCTGATACCCTAGATAAGTGTTTTATTAGCTCTTTATCTGACATGACATCTCCAAAAAGTCTTTAGCGTAAACAATAGCTAGAGGTTCCTTACGATTTCCTTTTATTATTACTAGCGGTTTAGTATTTTTAGTAACATGGCTCTCAGCCTGTAGCATTATGTCATATACAGCAAACTTTGCTCTTGACTTGCATTCTACAGCCCAAGGCCACATTTTTCTAGCGAGTGGAGACAAGCTAACGTCAGGACCGTTTACCCCCATAGGGGTTGACTTAACATCATCAGCCTCCACTCCACTAAGTTTAGATAATAATATATCTCTAACCCACTGTTGTAATAACCTTCCTTTGTTTTTTGCTGATGATGTTTTCATTAAAAGTCTATTTAACCTCCATATCTGCTTGCCATTTGCGTATAGTACTCATAGTTACCAGCTTTAGATACCGGATTTTTTAGATACTTTAAGTCCTTCCAGCAAGAAAATTTATAATCACAAAAGGTACAGGGCATCTGTAACTTTCGATTACCTGTAGATTTCTTATAGTATGTCTCCAGAGTATCTTCAAATGATCTTTCAAAGTGAGACTCTTCGGTTGTCTTAGACACTTGTAATGCATTCTTTTCTATCTTGTCAAGAAAATAATCTTCGTCATTCTGGTCAGCTTCCACTATTTTCATCTGACCTGTACCTTTATTAATTACGATCCAACCTCCTGCTTTCACTCCTTCTGCTTTAGCGTAACCAAATAACTGACAACAATAACCAAAGTCATCCATTCTTTTTAATTGCTCATAGGATGAAAACTTCTTATCAAAAGACCAAGAACTTGCACTCTTTATATCCCATACAGTTTTATCTTCTAACTCGATAATTAAGTCTAACTCTCCATACATATTACCTACTTTTGTAGGAAGCATAACCTTTTTATTCATATCAGTTATTTTAATACCTGCGGATAAAAGTATAGCAACAGCAATTACCTCAGTCATGTCTCCGTAAGCCATCATAATCTTAAAGTGGTCAGGCTTAGGTGACTGTTTCCAACCTAGCTTAGATGCCTGTAGCTGACACATAGGCTTACCCACCTGAGACATGGAGGGTAAACCATTACTGCTTCCTTTCTTAACATGGTTAAACTTAGACAGCTTTTCATTGAATGTTTTAGTAGCCTGTTCTATTATCTCCTCAGAGATAGTATAGTCAGTACTAAGAAACATCTCTAACTTCTGCTGTAAGCTACTCATTATGTTCAATGTCTATGAAATTTGAAACAACACCACCAGAAACATTCTCCCTCATACGAGAGGACACAGAATCATTTTCCTTTTTTATAGTTTCCTCGAATAGACGTAGAGTATCCTTATCTTCTTCAGTTATGTCAATCTTATCTTCAATCAAAGGCTTATATTTTAAGACGAACCACTGGTTTGATCCTCTCTTCTCAACACCATAGGATAATTCTAAGTTGTAATTAAAATGTTTTTTACCCTGCTTTTCTAACGCCGCAACAACTTGACCAATCTCATAAAAGTTAGATGGTCCTAGACGCATACGAAAAGGTATAGGATCAAACTCTACCGAACCAGATCCTGCCTTTACAGCATCCTGCATTTGAATCATACCAAACAAATGTCTATACAATTTAACTTTACTTGCTCTAGCATAAGCTACTGGATCTTCAGTCTTTAGCTTTTCGCGTTGTCGGGAGGGTATCCAACCACACTTATCACCACCGGACCAATCAATAGCCTTATCACCAAACCTAACAAAGTGCTGGGACATATTAGTATATTCTTCTTCATCACTATCGAATACAGAAGTTTGCATGGTAGTAGCAAACACTCTTACACAAGCAAGTTTACCAAATATAGTACCTTCCTCTGGATGTTCTAATTTTATTGATGGTACAGGAACACTAAGCATATCCTCTCCATGAAAAGCATCCCTGTTAATAGATGCTCTTGGAATTTGAGGGCCGTTATCTGAAGGTACTACAAACAATTCATTTGAGTCATTAAAGTCTAAAGTTACTAGTGACATACTTTTCTCCTTTTTAAATTATAAAATTTTATAGCATACACATCTGCAATTGTCAAGCACAATCTTTCTGATCCATCCAATTAGTTCCTATAGACATCTCGACTTCCAAAGGAATAAACTTGTCAAGTCCAAATCTTTTCTCAGCTTCGTCTTGTGCATTAACTAAACATCTAGTAGATAACTCCTTGACTTCTTCAATCTCATCAGGATGACAATCTACTACAACAGAATCGTGTACTGTATTGATAATTAAACTTTTTAACTTTCTCTCTCTAAGTTGTTTGTGTAACATAATTACGCCAAGAGGAACTATGTCTGCTGTTGCTACAGACTGAACAGGATAATTAACTATCTGTGTTTTGACCGATGCCTTACCTTGTTTAGTGCGATACACATTCGGGAACCTAAATTGCCTACCTGTAGCAGTAGTAATAATTTCAGTTTCGATAGCCTCATTTTGTAATTCTTCGTGCCAACTAAAGACACCGGTGTATTTTCCAAAGAACTCTTGAAAGTATATCCTTTGTGCAAATGTACCCTGTGATCCTCCGTATAAAGGTCGGAACGTAGATGCTTTGGCAGAGCCTCTATCTGTTGGCTCACCATTTTCAGTAAGTACCTTTGCTGTGTACGAATGGACATCAAATCCCTCCTCTACTTCCTTGCGTATTTTCTCGTCTTTTGATAGGATACCTGCTACCCTAAACTCTAGCTGAGAATAATCTACTTCAAGTAATTGTCCATTTTTAAATCTACTAACAAAGGCCTTTCGGACGGGGAATAGCTTTCCTTTAGGCATATTTTGCAAGTTAGGATTACTACTACTTAGTCTTCCAGTTGACGTAGTACATTGATTAAAGTTGGCATGAAGTATATTATCTGTACTGTTGACCATACCCTTAAAGATGCCTTGAATAAAGGAGCTTCTGTAAGTATCAATAGCAGATAATCTTATTAAGGATGTCAGAAACTTCTTGACTTCCTTGTTGCTTTGTGAGTTTTCTAACTCAACTAAAGTAAGTTTGTCAGTTTTAAACCCTCCTGAAGCAGCCCCAGAAATAGAAGGAGCTATCTGTAACCCTGCAAGTTCTTTTAATTCTACATAGACAAAACCTGTAGCGTCACATTCAATACATTTACTTACGTTCTTATACGGAGTACCATCTTTCTTATACTTCTGTATTTCTCCAGTAGCTCTACAAAATAAACATCTCTTAGCTTGAGTCTTATAGGTCGGAGAGAAACATTCATCCATACATTTAACAAATCCTACGTTCATCATCTTAGGTCTTCGCTTAGGTCTACCTCTCTCGTCAACTCCAATATTCATAAGATTACGCCAGCTTTTCTTATCTACTAATTTATGAGAGAAAATTACTTGAGACAATTGCTCTGGTGAACTAAGGTTTATTGGTGTATCTCCTACAAGTTTCTTTACAGTACTATCTAGATAAGTAATAAGATCGGACTGCTCTATCTGGTAATTGTGATCGACTTTATGCATCTCTGCGGTATCTATTGCCATACCTGATCTCTCTATGTCAGTCAAAACATCACAAAATTCGCACATAAGATCCCTTATAGGAACTAAAGAAGCGTTACTAGGCAGTTTAAATTTAGCTTCTTGAGCCTCAAATACCTCAGCAGTAGCCATAATATCATGGTGCAAATAGGTTATCTGATCTTCCTCTGACATATCACTGTAGTTCAATCCCTGTTCAAAAGCATCTCCTAAGCTACCTTCCTTACGAGTAACATCATATTTTTCTGCAAGTGCCTTTAAACCTAGCTTATCTCTTACACCTTTATTAAGTATGTATTCATTAATCATAGTATCAATTAATTTAGTACGGCAATCAATGCCTACTTCTCGTAACCAAGATACGTCAAACTTAGCATTATGTGCAACAACATAAGTAGCATTGTTCATTGCATCTATAAAGTGTGACAAATCTTCATCTGATTTCTTTATATAAACAGTATCATCACTACTCTTAGAACCATCTAAATTTCTATGTGTATAACCTATAGCGGCTAACTTATTATCTTTATTGTACGGAGAAGGATCTTTGCGATCAGTACCTAAATCCACTTCCAAGTCTACAACTAATGCATAGTCATTCATTCTATTCTCCCACGAATACCAGTAATAACACCACAACAAAGCATAACGTAACTATTTCTACACTACTTAAAATATACATACAAGCCCTTTCTATTATTTATAAAATAGATGGTCATCTATCTGTACTACTTTTATCTTGTATTTAGCCCACCAAGGTTTCACTTTTATGCTGTGATAATATATAGATCCTTTTACCATATCTTTTAAACCATGTAAAGTCTTTTCTGCAACATCCAACGAATTTAAATAAGCAATTTTATTTTTAGGTTTATCTGACAATCCATCACAATACCAACTAAACTGACAACGGTGCTTAATAGGATGGTTAGTAGAATAAGAATACGTTGGTCCCTGAGTTACTACTTCACAGATAGTGTTTGGATACTTAGGACTCTTAACTCTTTCCATTACTACTTGAGACACAGCTATCTGACCTTCTATACTTTCTCCTCTAGCTTCATGATATATATTAAG